GATACTTGATATATCAATCTATTCATGAACCATTGTTCCTCCAATGTAGTCAGTGTATATAGGTCTAGAGTATCGCATTATTTTACTTTTATCTTTACCCATAAACTCCCACATGTAATCGTCCACAAACTTATTGATTTGTTGTTCTGATATTGTATAGAACATAGACTCCGCAACATCGGGTGTCATATAGTATGCATGAGTTACAGGACACAATGGTTCTTCTGTTCCCCAGTAAGGGTGACCCTTGAATCGGGTAGAATAATTTTTCCAGTCATCCTCATCAATAAAGTCTGCAAACGCAAAGAAATCACCTATAATTGGCATATCCTTTTTACGTTGTGCAACATCGTGTTCGATGATTGCGATAGGTTTGTCTTCTTCAAAACATTTTTTCCATAGTTCTAGGTGACTATAGAATCCTGCTTTCTCACTCTCACTAAAAGGTCTATCTCCCCACATCAAATTGAAGTCAAGATAGTCTGGCATATGATTTGGAGTATATGCATTAAATAGATTAACATTACAGTCCCAAGTTGGGATACACAAATTTGCGTAATGTTGAGATACCCTATGGTCAGGTATCTGTATCATCCATAAATTATCTGAAATCATTTAAGTCAAACTCAGTTCCATGCATCTTCATCAAGTCACGTTCATGATTAGTATAAACTAATACTTCAGGGTCATCTAATAGGAAGTCGCATGTTTTACAATAGTCAGGATATGTTTTATTTGTGTGGTCTTCACGTAACTTGGTATACTCTGGCCCGTTCCATATCTCTTCAATAGTATTCTCACTTGTATGTCCAAGGACTGCTTTCTCATCTTGTCCTAATACTTGACAACAAGGTGCGACACCACCTCTTTTCCCACCAGAACCGCCAGCACGTATAACAACGTCAGGACTAAACGGTCTACCACATGTTTTTTCTTCACCACTACGTGTATTCTGTTTAGGGTCATAGACACCAGACCAGTTATGCATCTTCCATATCTCAGTCTTTACCCCAAGGTCATTCACTAACTTCTTATATGCATTCAGTTCAAAGTCTAAATTGTCATTATCAGTAATAAGATGATAGGTTGCAACAGAACAATCTGAACCAGTCTTATCTACATATGCTTTCATTTCACGTATGTTTTTTACAATATGATTAAAGTTTCCTCCAATAATATTGTTCATCCATTCATCATACTTCTCAGGACTATATCCAATAAAAGAGAATCGATAGAAGTCTAGTCCCGCATCAACACAATCTTCCATGAACTTACCGTGCATACGGAATCCATTAGAGAACATGAAACACTTCGCTCCATACTTCTTTACAATCTTAATGTATTCAGGTAGATTTCTATTCAGTGTGGGTTCTCCACTACCTTCTAGATTGACTACTCTTAGTCCGTGTTGAGCGCAATCTGCGACATTCTTCTCAAACTCTTCTAGTCCCATCTTCTTGAGAAAGTCTTTGTGTCTTCCACCAGTACGCATATCCTGTGGACACATAGTACATGAGTAGTTACACCCACCGTTAATTTCAATTACTGCTCTATCTATTTTCACTAATGACCTACTACTAGATTTATCATCCAGAATGATAATAACATAAATCCAAATACAAGTACCTGTATCACAGATGCATACGCAACTTGTCTCATCGGATGCATTTCCGTTAATCTTTCAATTCTTGATTCATCGGGTGATAGGTTTACTACTTGTAATATCTTTTTACTTTTCATGGTACTTTTGTTTTAACATATTTATATATGCATATGCTTTGTCTTTCATTAGGGACATATTAGGTTCAAATCCTTCACCACCGTCACCGAAGAATTCCATAGTCTGGTCTCTATTAGGTTTTCTTATACACTGAGGAGTATTATAATCTGTTATTCCTTCCCATGATGGAATGAACATTGGTTTACCAAAGTTTCTTGCAATGTAATGCCACATACCATCGTATGATACAATAAAGTCTGCTTCTTGTATCTGTTTATATGCATCTTTGATAGGTGTTCTATAAGTCAATTCAACTAGTATCCAACCCTCCCAACGCAGCAAGCTTATTATATCAGACCAATCATCAATTGTCAAGAACCTTTTCCAATTTCTTGGTGGTTCACTATTGTATGCGGGTGTCCATATAACTATCTTATTTTTCTTAGGTATATACTCTTCTTTCTTAAATAACCAATCATTAGGTGGCGCTCCATTAGGGTCATAGTCTGCAAAGTAGAAACGGTCTTTCTTTTTATCAGGATTGACATTACCAGTAAGAAACAAATCTGAATTAAATATATGAGTAACTGTTACGTCATCTTGTCGATGATACTTCTTATGTAACCAGTTCATTCGTTCTACGATTGTTTCTGGGTCATCTGGATGATGTAAATAGTCTTCATCGTGAGACCAATGCATTTCTAGATTGACTTTCGTCTTGTTCTCGAAACAATAGTTATGACAACAGTTTAGGGCGTGTTGAAAATCTCCTACGCCCCAAGTTCCTCTCCACCTAACTTTTTCCATTTTATTTACCTGAGAACGCTTTTCCTGCTTCTGCAATACCAAACGAACCTAGTGTTACAACAACAAAAGACGTATAGATTGTATCAGATATCTCTAGTGGTGTACCGTCCATTGCGGTAATCAAATCAAAAATACCAAATATGACCATCATTATAAATGATGCAAATCCAATAATTGATTTTTCGTTGATGTCGTTCTCGTCTCTAAACAAAGACCAAAAACCTTTCGGTACTGGTTTTGCTGCCGCTGTTACAACTTGCAGTTCTTTAGAGAGTTTTTCCATCTCTTTAATTTTATCTTGTGCTTCATCTACCTTGAGAACTAATTCAGTATACTTTTCCAAGTCAACTGTTGCTTGTCCTACAGGAGTGTCTGCGATTTCTTTTGCCATTGTACTTCTCCTAAAATACTTTTACTTTATATTTCTTTTCCCATTCTATAGCATCTTCTATGGTATTGACCATAGGTTTATTTCGAATGTTCAATGATGTATTTAGTAGCATCGGTACACCCGTTAATTTGTAATACTCTTCTAGTATCTGACGTAGGACGGACTCACAATCAGGTTCAACTAACTGAACCCTTGCAGTTCCATCTACATGAGTTACCGAAGAATAATCGTGTTTTGCAATTGATGTAAATTGCATGTATTGATTCATTGGCCCTTCGAAGTAATCTTTCGCATGTTCTGATAGTATAGCAGGTGCGAATGGTCTAAATCTATGTCTCTGTTTGATATCATTAACTGTATCCTTTACATCATATCTTACATCTGCAAGTAGTGAACGATTACCTAATGCACGAGGCCCGTATTCTGCACGTCCATTTGCAACTCCACACACCTTATTGTCTGCAAGGTATTGTGCAACTTCTTTAGGGTCTATGTCACGTTCTATGTTATGTCCAAGGTATGGAGACCACTTCAGATGTGTTCCGCCTGTCTCTTTATGCCATGTATAAGCAGCACAACCAAGAGCATTACCCGCATCATTGGGTGCGATTGGAATATGCATCTCATCAAACATAGGACGAATTAAAGAATTTGCAACAACGTTTTGAGCGCAACCGCCAGCAAAGATTAACTTAGAACCGTATTGTCGTGCTTCGGTCATAAGTTTTATAATCTCTGTCTCAAAGAACTTCTGAACTGTTGCAGCTACGTCTTCTTCCCTATGTCTCCTTGCTAGTTTCTTAAATTGTTTTTCAAACTGAAAGTCTCTATACGCAAGTTCACTATCTGCAATACATTCCATTCTGAACTGAACTATATCCCACACTTCTTTCCCTTTTTTAGTTTCATGCCAGTAATAGGAATCTTCTAAGATTTGATATAGTTCATCCTTAGATTCACCATATGCAGAAAGACCCATAAGAATATATTCATCTCTCAGAGGTTTTAGTTTTATTGCAGTACATCCCATACCATAGAGAGTCCCCAAGGATTGAGGCCATTTAACTACTTTTAAGGGTTTAAAATTGTGGTCATAGATTACGGTAGATTCTACTTCTCCCGAACCATCGACAGATACAATTACAGTATCTTCTTTTGATTCCCATGGACGGGTAAAGAATCCTAATGCGGCATGACTTTCATGATGTTTATTGAAATCATCATATATTGCCATCGAGTGGATTGGTCGTTTTAATTCAGTTATTTCTGGGTTAGCAACAGTATTTTTGTTAGCAAGGTTGCCCCTAGCACCGAAGGTTCTTAGACCTCCCATGACTCTAACACGTTCTTCCATATCTTCATAGAAAGTAACATGGTCATCGTCATTAACCATATTCCACATAGGTGGATGGATTAGACCATCCATCTTAACACCACTGTATCTTTCTGATTGGGATGCGAAAGCAACTGTACCATCGTTTTCAACAATGGCAAGTGCGGCATCATGGTAGAATTCTGAATAACCTACATATCTCATGTAGGTATATATAAGTTATTTACCCAACTAGGTATTCGTATACGTCCTTCCAACCCTTCATGAGGGGGAACTCTTCGTTATTCATGTTATATCCATGTTCCATAACGATAGAATCTAGACCAAACTTGTCACCCGCAACTGCGTTTTCAACTTTGTCTTCAACCCAAGTATAACCTGTACCTTCGTACTTACTTAGAACTTCGTCTTTGTCTGCACCAGTATCTAGGTAAATGAACTTGACGAATGCAGTCTCACCGAACAACTTCTTGATATTCATTGTTCTTAGTTTCTGTGCATTCTCGTCTTTACTCATTGACGTAATCAGGTGGAACACATATCCGTGTTCTTCGTGCAACTTTCTGACATACTGGATTGCGTCTCTTAGTGGAGGCACAAAACCCATATGGGCAGATTCGTTGAACTCTCTGACTAGTTTTCTTGATTCTTCTTTAGTAATACCATATATCGTACCGACATTGTATTCTAATTTGTTTTCTGCGGTATAACCTTTCTCGGTCATCCATACGTCAAATGCGTATCCCCAATTCAGGAGAACACCATCTGCGTCTGTAAGTATTACCTTATGGTACTGACTTAGCACTTTTTTTCCTATATTGTTAGTCTTTTCATTCATGTTACTATTATAACAAGAAATGCGTGAAATGTCAAGGCTTTAAATATTTAAATTTACCTTGTTTATAGTCATCTAACATGACAACCTTATTACCACCACCTGTATAATGAAGGAAATTCATGTCATATCCACGGTCATCTTCCCAGTGTGTAGGGGTATCATTCCATTTCTGGTCAATACTTTGCCATGTTAACCCGTGTTTCATTATTTGACCAGATATCCAAGGTTGGTCATTATTCAACCAAAATGGGTCTCCGTGTTGGTCTCCATCTTGCATATAACTCCACCAAGGGTCAAACTCCCTACGTGCTTTAAGACGTGCTTGTTTAGTCCACACCAACACACCAGTATTGAATGTTGTAACGCAAGAAGCACGATGTGGGGGTTTTGTAGGGACAATAGGGATACCATTGCGTTCATACTTAGTTATTAAGGACTTTTTTGTTTTATCATTGTAATCCCAAGTATTATATCCACCACCTTTAGATGTTTTAATCTCTGATTCTAAGACACCTGTTACCTCATACTCACCGCATTGGTCAAAGATGTTCTCTTCAGTATTACAGATTATGTCGGTATCAATAAACGCAATCTTCTCAAATTGGTCGTAAATAGGGTCAAAGATGATTCTTAGACATTCAAATAAAAGAACGGTTGACCCTTCAAAGTGTTTGGTGTACACTTGTTTAGTAGAATATTGGTGTTTGCATCCAATCTTATCTGCATAGATTTGAAACGACTTTGCAGATAAATCACCAGTTACACGATATAATTCAGACCTAGTACCTTGAGGATATTGTGGGACAGGAGCTCGTTTTTCCGTCTCCTCGTTTGTTATCATGTACTGGAATATTAAATTCACTCAGGTAATCCAACACTATATTGGACTTTACCATCTACACGTTTTGCAGTCAAACACCTGTTACGATTCTCTTCAGGATTTACGTAAGATAGATGAATCCAACCAGACGTTGGGTCACCTTCTACATAGAACTCAGAGATAACTTGGTCAAAGTCTAGATTATCTCTAATCCATTTTGCGACTTCTAGATTGTCTGTTCCATCACATTCAAAGTCAACTGCTTGACCTTTACTGTGTTGTGACCTAGTAGAACCACCAATTGCTTTATTTAATGCGGGACTTCTATATCCCGAACTAATACGTGTGATACCCCAGTGTTCCCGAACTTTCTGTACACAGTTCTCAAACAATTCTTTTGCAGCTTCTAGATGTTCGTCTTGGGGAGTGTTATCGATACCCAAACGAGTTGCAGTCATAGACTTAGTAAACTCATTGAGTGTAAAATTTTTACTTAATTTCATTTTATGTTTCCTCTTTCAACCATCTCCTTTGTCATTATATAGTCTCTAACAAAGTCTGAACGGACGATGTCTGCCCATCCATATTCTATAGTTGTAAAATTATTCATGACTTCCATAATATTCATGAAGTCAAGAATACCCTTTTTATCTGAACTGGACTTCAGGTCAGACTGATAATAATCACCAGAGAAGATAATACGACTATTCTTACCCACCCTTGTAATGATACTGTCTAGTTCGTGGAAGGTAAGATTCTGCATCTCATCAACCAATACCACACAGTTATCTAGAGTTGTACCACGTATAAACGATGTTGATACAAACTCAATAATTCCTTGTTGTTCTAAATTCTCATATGCCATCTTCTCATTGAAGAGTTCAGTTGCAATTGATTTATAGGGTGCAACATAGGCATCAATCTTTTCTTCAACACTGCCAGGCAAATAACCCATTTCTCTGGTAGGAACAACACTTCTTACAATAACAAGTTTATCCTGTTCATAAGATTTATCAAGGACATCCTGTAGTGCAAGATACATACCAACAAAGGTCTTACCAGTACCCGCAGAACCGCAGAGAACTAAATGGTCTCCGTCTTTCCAAGATTCATATGCAATTTGTTGATTGGATGTTATTGCATCGTATGTCATCAAATGGTCTATCTTGAGACGCTTCATTGTCATCTTTTAAAATCTACCCCTTGTCGTTTACCGCCAGCACCTTTCTCGATATTCTTCAAGTGGTCTTTCCAATCACTACTTGTTTTGTTAACAACATTACCAGTACCACTTATTAATGCGGGAGCGCCAATCTGTTGTTTCCAATCAGAACCTAGTTCTTTTAATCTTTTTTGGAGACGTACATAAGAACAAAAACAGTCCTCTGTTTCTCCAGTTTTTTCATTTACTACTGTATATAGGGGCATCAGATTTTATACATCTCTTTGTTTATTAATATTTTGGGGGATAGAGTTCTTGCTCTCAGGGTAGAAACTTGACAGTATGCCATGATGATTAGTTCATCTTCAGGTACAGCTAATCTTGCACCCGCACCATTGACACCAATTTGCCATGTTTCTCCTTCGATAGCATAAGTAGTCCATCGTCCACCTGTATTTAGGTTAACAACATCTACTTGTTCGTTGGGAAGGATTCCGACTTTTTTCATCCAGAAACGGTCAATTTTGATTGACCCTTCATAATGCAAATCACACTCAGTCACTTTTGCACCATGGATTTTAGATTTCAGCATTGTTATTGTCATAATAATAATAATTCCAATTGACGAAGAGGGTGCCTAAGCACCCCCTACGAGATTTTGACCACCTACCTTAGTTATGCTAGAATTTGAGTGTCCAGATTTTCGTACTCGGTAATAGTCTGATTTAAGAATGATTTTTTAATCGATAACTTATGAGCAAGGTTGTCTCGTCCTTTTTTCTTGAGACGGTGGATATAGTTATCAAGTTCTCGACTGTCACTCTTTAATCGTTCTATTTGGTTTCTTGGCATATTTGCTCCTTACGGTTGCTGTTGTGAGTTTACGTAACAACATAACAAAATATCAAGTCAATAGGTTTGGAAAAGCCTCCTCCACTATTTTCTTTGTCAATCCTTTTACTGGTGGTTTCTTTGCCACCATATCCAGAACGATTAGAGCATCCTCTGCATGGATACTTTCTAATAGTTGGATGAATCTTGTTTCTAGTCTGATTTGACCCATTGCGGATGACCTTGCACCTTCCACATAGTCACCGAACTGTTTGTGCAGTTTTCTCAGTGATGATGGTACAGACTCAGGTCTGTTTGGGGAGTAAGGTGGTTTACCTACGGGTAAGACAAACTTTAGTCGGGTGTCGAATGCACCTCGGACTATGTCTTTAATGGCAGGGACTTCATTCCCTTGTTCTCTTAGGAAAGTAATTTTATCTTTCCGTGCTTTGAGTTTAGTGAAATCCTCGAAGATTTCAAATACTTCTTTCTGCATATTTTCCTCTTAATATTATATATACGAAAAAGATTCTCTAAACGTTATAATATTTACAAAATTCTTTCAACATTTGTTCATATTCAACGACCAGATATGTCGCAGATGCGACACCTTCTTCATTTCCAGTTTCTTGTGATGCCACAAGTAGCTTTTCCGCACCCGCAATCATTGATTCGATTGCAGATACTTTCTTTTCAATTTCTTCAACAGTTATAGACATTGAAGTAACTCCTTATTTAATTATATATCATAACATTAAGTACATGGTTTGTCAACCATTAAATTGTTTCATCCACGCAGAGACGATGTCCCTTGCCTCAAATTTACTCAAATCAAACATTTCTTGTAACACCCTTGGTGCAGCAAACATGTTGATTTCACCAGACTCTCTCAAGTCATCTAAAATTTCAAAATACATTTCCATTACAATATCTCCTTATGAGTACAGACTTATTTCAATATAGTGACTTCTGTGGAAGTAGTCTGTCATTGCGTCATCTTCATTGAAGAAGTCTTCACCTTCCATTGCACCTTTTAATTCAGTCAAGAAAGGAATACCTTTCTCACCATAGTTTTCGGGAATCCAATACTCGTTGACTCTATGTCCCCACTTCTTAGAATCTTCCATTACTTCAACAGGGTCAAACGTGTAGTGTCTGTTCTCTCTTTCCAAAACCTTCTGAGGATGCATCTGAACCTCACAGTATTCAGTCAAGATGTCTTCTGCACCTTTGACCTTTGCAACCAAAGTACTGTGGTGATTAACACCCAAAGATACTTTGTATCCATATTTCTTGCAGACTTCTTTGATTCCAACCGCAAGTTTCTTTTTATCTTCTTGACTCACAAACGCCATAATTTATCTCCTTTCTTCAGTTTATGTTATTATTATAACAAGATTAACAAGGTTTGTCAAGGGTTTTTTCACACTTTTTTAAGAAAATATCCCTAACTATTTCTCTGTCGATAGTGTCTCCACCACCCCAGATATGTTCACCTTTAACCACTGCACTCTCGTACTTACCGTTGAGGAATTCTTCCATACACTCAACTGCATCGATAGTACCCATTGCAATTTCGGGATAAACCGCATCCCATTTAGGGTCTTTACCATAGAAACACATCAGGTATTCAATGAATTGACCTTTCTCGGTGTTGGTAGGATAACCCACTTCTTGATTAAACGTTAACATTTTCTCTCCTTTTCTCATTTTATATACTTATTATAACAACAAGAGCAGAGTTTGTCAAGCTTTTTTTATAGATTTTTTATGATTTTATAGAGGTATTCTGCATAGTCTACATGTGCAGTTTCATCGGGATGACCCCATTTCTTCATGGGTCTGTCCCCCATTAGAGACTTTATGGTGACGTTTTCATCGAATGACTTGTCGGGGTTCATTCCCAGTTTATTCTCTGGTCTTAGTTTGTCAAGTGAATCTAATACCCATGTGTTCCATTTTTTGAGTTGATTACTTGAAGGGAATCTTTCAATCTTTGCCATGTATCTTTGCACTTCAGAGAAAACTTCTCCATGGAATACACCTTGAGAAATCTTAATCCCCATACCATCGCACATATATTGCATTGCAATCATTTGAGGTAATAGGTGAGTAAATCCAGTACACAATCCTGTACCATATGCATCGATTGCTTTTTCACTTCTTCCAAACGAGGTCATATAATTAAATGGATGATGTCTTGCCCACTTGTGTGCAACACCTTCTTCCATAGAAAGCATCAAGTCATCCCATCGATTCTCGTGCCACTGAGTCATAGACATAGTAGTATGTACCTTTAACAGGTCTCTTTGATGGTTATCTACTTCTAATAGATTCTCTTTTCTCAAAGGGTCAGACCACAAGATAAAGATGTGACTAGGGTTTAGATGCATATTATTCATAACGTCACGGAATATCTTGTAGTTAGAATTACCACATGCAGATATATTATTGTACTCTAACCCTAACTTTAATGATAAAATACTACCGAATACTAAATCATAATGTGTTGGTGGTTTGCTTCTTGAACCAACCAACTCATCTCCCCATGCAAAACTACACCCTGCTATTAGTAACATCTAAGTATCCTCTCAACTGTTCAAAGTCGATTTTAGTATCATGGGAAAATGGAGTTATATCAAATCCTTCTGGTACACCCATATCTTTTAGGGATACTGGACGATTACTCATTAAAATATATTCACCATCAAACAAAGCTATCTCATCATCCATGTATCTTGGTTCGTTCCAGAATGGGCATTCTACCTTCATACGACCATCCTCAAGGGTTGTCTTATAAAAGTCATCGCATAGTACCCCTAATGAATTAGGAACATGTACCGTATCTTTGTCTACACGGTTTATTAATAAGGGAATAGCGGTATCAATACTACCGTAATGTGACTGAAAACAAACATTGTATTCTTTTGCAAGGTCAACGAAATCTGCATCCATTAAGAATCCACACATATTGACATTGACAGTTCTTTTGAATGCACCCCCAAAACTCTCTAGAAAATCAAAGAGAACATTCTTATTAGGCATCATAATGTTTGATGGAGGACTGTCTGATAAATCTTTCAGACCCTTTAAATAGTCATAATCTTCTTCGTGCGACCCATCATGACCCAGTGCAAAAGAACTATGTGAGTATGCATTCATAAGTGCGGGTAACAGATGCGTCATGATTGCGGATGCATGATGTAGATTTCTAGAATGAATAACCTTTGCATCATGTCCAAACCAAAATATATCTATATTACGTTTGGCGATTGCCATTGTTTCTTGGTGTGAAAACAATATTGGTCTAGATGCTTTAGTTGTTCCACTGGTAGAACTTATTAAGAATGTGTCTTCTGGATATACTAACTCACCTTGGATATTTCTATCAGACGAATCTTCCATGACATCAATACGAATACCACCGTATAGTTTTATCATCTCATCGTGAAGACCATTATAGACTTGTGTGGTATCTTCTTGAGAACTGTAGATAGTGAAATCACTCGGGCCATGGAGTGCAAGTTTAGTAAATGGTAGGGATTCTTTTGTTGCTGGACTATTGAGGATAAAGACTTTCAATCCTAGTTCCGCACATGCAAAGATAGAAGCGATATGTTTCACATCAACTACCATAATACCGATAGTTACTATGTCACCTTTTCTTGCACCCGCATCCCAGAGTAAATTCTTTATTTTGTTTATTTCTAAACAGACGGTGTTTTTGCCGACCTTATCATATACAAATCCTCGTCCAGAGGAAATTGCATCACGATTTAATATGTTTTGCATGAATCTTACAACCTATAAACTCATTATAGTATTCATCACTCAACAAAACATCATATTCAAATTGTAGTTTCGCTTCGTAGTATGAACACTCACCTTTAGTACGACATAGTCTTAGAACGGTTCTCTGGAAGTCCTGACCCCCTTCTACGAGTGTTTTTACTGTTTCTGACGAACCATAGTAGTTCCGCCAGTCCGATTGAACCCTTGTTCTTTTGCGTCTTTTTCTTGTTTTTGTAACAGGAAGTATCTTAGGTTTCCAGAAGAATTTCTTACCAATATACTTCTTACCTGTTGATACTTCTGTAACGCAATAGACGAATCCTTGGTATTCCTCCAAGAATTCTTCTTCAGGGTTAAACTCTTTATTCTCGTATATCCACATACGAGTATATATAACTAGTCTATTGCTACCCCACACATGGGACAATATTGGGGTTCTTCCTCGCAATTCTTTACGAGTACTTCCGTTTCTGTTTCACAAAGATGACATTCCAAATTGTAGGTTATGTCGTCTTCCACTAGGCGGCACAACCAGTTCCATCCAATCCACAACTTTCAGGGTCACCTTCTTCGACCCAACCCCAGTCACCTTCCATACCGTTAACTGAATATTCAGTCACACGTTTTTCAAAGAAGTTATCATGAGATGCACCATTCAGTACCCAGTCCAACCACGGTAGTGGATTGTCCTTTACACCAAACTTAGGTTTCATACCAAGTTGTAGTAATCTACGGTCTGCAATGTGACGGATGTATTGTTTAACATCTGCCTCAGATAAACCTTCGATATCACCAGACTTATATGCAAGTGTAATGAATCGGTCTTCTAACTTAACAGCATTACGTGCCATCTGATAGATTTTAGACTTCAACTCATCGTTGACGATACGTGGATGTTCTTCACAGAACTCTCTGAAGAGTTTTGCATTACCCTGTACGTGAATAGTCTCATCTCTGATAGACCACTCTACAATAGTACCCATACCTTTCATCTTACCGAAACGTTGGAAGTTCAACAACATTACAAATGATGCGAACAGAGACATACCTTCGTTGAATACAGATTGTGCAAGTACAAGTGCAAGACCTGTTTGGGTGTTAATGTCACCTTGAGACATGAAGTCAATCTTGTCTGCCATCTCTTTGTATTCCATAAATGCAGAATGTTCTTCGTCTGGTAATCCTAGTGTATCATTTAATAATGCATATGCACGTTGGTGTACACCTTCACGGTTTGCAAATGAAGACAACATGTTACGAATCTCGTTGTTCTTGAACTTAGGGATTAACAGTTCATGGTAATTCTCACCCACCTGTACATCTGATTGAGTAAACAATCGCAATACTTGAGTAATAAATTCCTTCTCTTCACCAGACAGTTTTGTTCTCCAGTCTTGGATGTCTTCGGATAGTTCCGCTTCATCTTCGACCCAATGAACTTCTTCATGTTTCTTTGTTAATTCCACCGCCCAAGGGTAGAGGAAAGGTTTATATGTTTTGCTAAATTCTAATAATGCCATTTGTTATCCCTCGCAAGCACGACATTCATCGTCTTCGTTTGTTTCTATTGGTTTGTTTAAATATTCCATCAATTCTTCGTACCCACCGACATATTCACCTTCGATGTAAATTTGTGGTACTGTTTTTACTTTACGTCCTGTTACTTCTGCGGCAGTCTTACCAATATCCTTGAGGTCAATCTTGTCATAAGGTATTCCTCTTAGTTTTAGTTCTTCCATTGCCATAGAACAGAAAGGACAATCTGCTTTACTATAGACTATACTACGGGTATCACCCGCAAGTGCAACACGTTCTACTTTTTCAGATACATTCTCTGCACGTTGTTTAGACTCAGTTCTTAGGTAATATAAACCTTTGAGTCCGTCACTCCATGCTTTTAGATGCACCTTGTTTACATAAGACTTTTCACAACCAGTAGGGAAAAATAAATTTACTGATTGACCTTGACAGATATATTCTTGACGTTCAGATGCATGGGTAATAATCCATGTCTGGTCAAGTTCATCCGCAGTCCTATAGATTGCCTTTTCACCTTCATTAAGGAATGGTAAGTGTTGTACCGAACCTTTTTTAGTTATAATAGATGTCCAAGTAGATTCATTGTTCTCACCTTTTTCATCTAGTAATCTGCCGAGGTATTTATTCTTTACAAGAAATGAACCCGCACGTGTACGATGTGTATATGCATTTGCCTTCAATGGTTCAATAGATGGACTTGTCGCTAAAATTACACCAGACGAGGCATTTGGAGCAATCGCAAGAAGATGGGAGTTTCTTCTTCCAGACAGTTCCCCATCTGGATATGCACCACGTTCTTCTGCGAGCAGTTCAGTTTCCAGTACTGCTTCTGATTTAATGTGAGCAAACACTGTGCGGTTAATATCTCTTGCAGCTTCAGACTCCCATGCAACTCCGTGTCGTTGCAAGAGGGAATGGAATCCCATTGCTCCGATTCCAATACTTCTCTCTCTTTCTGCGGAATACTTTGCTCTTGATATTGTATCGGGGGCGTTTTCAATAAAGTACTGCAAGACATTGTCAAGCATCCTAGTAATATCACGAACGATTGTCGTATCTTTCCAGTCATCATAATACTCCAAATTTAATGAGGACAAACAACATACCGCAGTCCTGTCTTCGGATGTCGGTAAATGTATTTCATTACATAGGTTAGACCCATGTATCTTTAACCCCTTTTCTTTAAGAGGTTCTGGTAGACCCGCATTTGCGGTATCAATAAAGTTTAGGTAAGGTTCACCTGTACGGAAACGAATCTCTATTAGACGTTCCCACAATTTACGTGCATCAATAGATTCTTTAACTGTTCCGTCTTTAGGGTCACGTAGGTCAAACGTATCATTAGACATTACCGCATTCATAAACTCATCTGAGATATTGATTGCATTGTGTAAGTTTAATGCTTTACGTTGTACGTCACCTGTAGGTATACGCATGTTCATGAATTCTACAATATCAGGATGTGATATATCCATGTATGCGGCATAAGAACCCTTACGAGTTTTACCTTGACGGTATGCAATCATATCTGCATCAACAGTATGTAGGAACGGAATCGGGCCAGGCGCTATGTCTGATACGGTTCTTACATCTGACCAATGACCACCTACACCACCACCATAGACAGACAACCATCTCAACTCAGATGAGTGACCGATTAATCCTTCGAGGGTATCTGGTACATAGGTCAAGAAACAAGAGATTGGCATCCCTTTATCTTTCTTAGTTTCTCCATTGGGTGCATTAGATAGCACAGGGGAGGCGAACATAAACCATTTATTACTTACATAATCATAGAGACGTTGGGCGAGTTCATCGTCCATTTCTTCTCTATACTTAGACCAAGCTTCTGCTGCTCGTCTGAATCCTTCTTGAGGACTCTTTTCATAATCACGTAAGTAAAAATCTTTTAACATTCCTACTGCATATTCTTCCAGTAGGGCATCTTTCTTTTTATCAAGTTTGACGGGCATTTTTACTTTTCCATAGAGTATAGTTTTTCAGGGGGTAATATTATATATACCCCTGAGTTTTTTCAGTTATTGTATTATACCCAATTAAGGGTAAAATGTCAAGTTATTTCTGAAGTCTTTTATCGATTGCTCTAGAACCGAACCAGAACGAAATAATTGCAGCAAAAATTGCCTTGGTGTCACCATCCCAAAGAAGACCTAAAGACTCTGCAAGAGGTAATCCACTGTTAAGTGCTTCCCTCAAAAGAGCGACTTCGATTGCACAAAATAATCCAAAGAAACAGTATGTGATTACAGGACGTACAGACTTCTGTAGACCCGCAATAATACCAGTACCTTGGTTGATTGAGATGTCATGTTGAATCAGTCGGTCATGCTCTTTATCAGCACCCATCTGTTCATACATTTTGATTTCATGGTCATAACCCTTTGCACGGAGTTCTGCCATCTTTTCCATCTTTTCTAATTCAAATTTGTTGTTTGACTTTTGTTTAAAGTGGTCTGTGATTGCGGGTACAACTGAACCCCCAAAACCTAGCACACTACCTAATAATCCACTTAGCATTATTTACTCCAACGTTTTCTCATTTCTTTAAACCTAGAAAGTACTTCTGGTTTCTTCTTCTTCTTCTTTTTCAAATGGACAGGGACAGTCGTACTATCATCGCCAGCACCCGCAACGGCACTGGTTGTCATGTCCTCTTCGAAATCTCTGAATTTCTTCATCTGGTTAACTCCCCAGTTGTAAAATACACTTCACTCATTGTTGCAAGGTGTATTCCTTTATAGATGTCGATACCTAAAATCTCTTCAAATGGATATGCATCTTCTTCTACTCGTATTTTATCATTTTTATGGACATCTTCACATAGACCATTCATGGTATCATGTTTGATACGATAAATGCCAGGCGACAATTGTTTATCATTTAAGACAAACCACTGCGAGTTTTCTGCAAGAACATCAAGGATATCAATCCCTGTTTCTGCATGTATGTCCATAATATGTGAATCTTTTAATTCACCGTGTTCTTTAATAAGGGCAAGAGCAGCACCATATCTTGCGACTATGGATGTACCGCCTGGCGCTTTTGCCATAATCTTTTTAAGATTGAACACAAGACGATGGAAGGGTGTGTAATGAGAACGATATGCTTCACGGTCATCAGTACTATTCGTATTGAAGTCCTTACGTTTCTTACCAGTCTCATCAATAATACCCGCCTCGAATGCTTTGGTTTTCTCAATTGGAGTAACCAATAGTTTCAAGAATCGAATCGTGTATACTAAGTCTGCTGCTGTTTTTAATAATCCCATAGTTCTATTTATACTCTAAAAAACTTTTAAATTAGATATGTTGTGATATATCTCGTCCAACAGTTGCATCAAAAATGGTTAAAAGTATTGGTTCATATACCGCATATAATACATCTTTATGTGGTGTCTGAAAGTCATAATCAAATCTTTTTAACAACTCTCTTTGTATAGGTGAGTCCATAGAATCACCCAGAAGGAATGACTTGGGTGTCTTAAACACTTCATGATATATCCTTCTGTCATTATATAGAGATGCAGTAAGTACATCATTATTTACACTGATACTACGACTATAAAGTTTTGGAGTCAAAAGTTTTAACATATTGTACTCTGCATTCTCCCAGTCTATGTCCTCAACAATCCACTCCTTGAACCATTCGTCTAGATAGGTTTGTGTAGTCTTATGTGTACCCAGTGTATAGGATGCACCATAATGATGCGTCTTCTCATCAATAATATTTTGAATTGCAGCTTCTAGATATCTTTCATCCTTATGTTCTACCATTAACATGTGTAGATGTGGAATCAAATCACGGAAGAACATTTCATCTCCGTTAACTCCATACATAACAATATCAGGTTTTACTTTACAGTCTGCAACCATCTTCATCGTAGGTAAGATAGAACCCCATCTTGTACTACTATCTTTCATATAATCTTTAGTATGTTGTATCGATAAATTACTGTCCCACACGTCATGTGTCACATCGGGGAAATTCTTTGCGGCAATCATTTTCCACTTGAGTCCCTCATCTCCCGCATGACACGGCATCATATTATAGATGTGTTGTGGGTCATCATAGAAGTATTGTGATTGGAGTGCAGAATCTATTCCCTCACTGAGAGAAATAAACCTGTTCTTATAACGAGACTTAATTAGATTTGAATGTTGTTCCATACATTCATGGATATAATCTGCAAGTGCATTAGTATCAGTCCACTTCTCTTCTTCAAGTGCTTTCTTACAATCACCCACATAATCATAATCTGGAATATATGAATTGATGTGTCTATAAAAGGTGGAGTTTTCAAAAGGTTTGAACTCACGTTTCTGTGGGTCTGCTTGACCATATTCAAGATAACTATATCGAATGTCTTCTTTCTCAATCGTCATGAACGGAATGTAATTACTAATTTCTGTTCCATACCTACGTCCAACAAACACTTTATGATTTTGGAAGTAATCAACCGCAATCTCAAATCTATCTGAGGTCAATTTGATTGCAAAGAAGTTTCCATTCTCTTCATTGAAACTCCAACGTTCACATGCGTCTTCGATGTCACCTTCAATAAGGTAACCAGAATATATGACAATATAGTCTGGCCCTTTCCAGACATTCACCAGTTCGTCATGGTAATAACACCATTGACCGAACTGTGTGTACTCATGTTTTTTAAACTTACTTGAGTCTTTGCATATAAAATATTTCATCGTAGTTGTATTGTTCCCTGTTTGGTATGTAAATCCACCGATAAGCGTCTACCTTCACTTACCAGTATTTCTTCTATTAAGTCATCTAGTCTTCTTTTATTGTTGTTGTATTGAATCTCTGGTGGTAATGTTTTATCCATGGATAGGATACCAACTCGACCATCCCACTTCTGTACATGTGCAACAAAACCAAAGTCCTTTGGTCTATATATGCTTTCTAGGTCATGTTCTACGTAAGAACAAAAGAATTCGTCACATATTTTTGGTTTGTCCGCTTGAATAGAACAACCTGTATCGCATAGTTTATTACAAGTACTCCATGCACCGTAATCTACACCATAAAATTCTGCTTCATTATATCTGTCTGCACTCTTCCATAGACCAGTATAACCCATGATTTCACAACAAACAGTACAGTCACCACACTTAGATTCTGTAGGAATTATATTAGACATTGAAATTCTGTGACCCAGATGCAGTTGATATATTGATTGTATGGACTCGTATCGACCATACTTCTTCCGCTGTTGTTATCATAACATGGATATTTTTGTAATTGTTTTCCCAAAATTCTTCGGGAGTTACACCAGATTTTGCAGATTGATTAGGAACGATATTTAAAAAATGACCTTCTGCATCTATTCGCATCTCGGTAACAAACCCTATTTTATCAGGAAGATATTCTTCAGGTAAGTCTGACTCTACATAGAGACATTCGAAATCACTGCATGTTTGTGGTCTTTTATTATATATGGTGCATCGATTGTTATCACAGAGTTTACTACATCTGTCCCATTCGTATTGAATGTCTAACTCAATTAATTTTATTTGATTATCAATCCCCCCAAAGGATTTACAACAGGAATGACAATCACCACATCGGTCAATTTGTTGTTCCATTATTCTCGTGCTATTTTTCTTAGTGCCTCAACTACTTTTGCATCCATTTCAATGTTGGTGTATTCAGTATTCTTGATTGCCTTGAGGAATATTAGGAAGGGTTTTAAAACTCCCCAATGTTCAAGTTCTATCTTGAGTTCTAAGATGTTAAGTCCCGCTTCAAAACCAAACACATTGAATATTACAATGAGATGATTTAGTATAAGTCGTTCGGACAGGATATCTGTATCACGATACCTATTGAGTAACCTTTTAATGTATTTGAATTTCTTTAAATCTTCGAAGAATTCTTCTGAGTCAATACAACGTGGATTATGATAATGCTGAGCAGCGTATATCGTAAGGTTATCTTTTGTAAGTTTCATCATATAGGTATGTATATAAGTTATATCAGAAATTTAATATCCATCTTAGATTCCCATTTTCTGTGTTCATCGGTAATTTCATCATGAAGTATAACTTCTAGTGTTTTATCAAAGTCTTTATCTCTGTGATTAAGAAATTTAAATAATGTATCGTCTGTTGGTGACATAATAATATCAATTTTAAATGCATCAATAAGTTTATTTCCATATATCATAATATATTCAAACATTTGTTCAGCACTTATCTTGTCATTTGTAACAAAGAATCCACCAAAGTCTGGTTCAGGAATCTGGAAGTCAACAAGGTTACCACTCTGCATCATTGCGGGTAGTATTAATCTTTCCAATGCATTATCATGATGTATGTTTTTTGTTAATCCAACAACCTTGTTTTCAAAACATATGTGTTGTTTATTAACTTGGTCTAATATATATTCATGTGATTTAAATTTTACTGGGGGAACTGATAACCAATCTCCACCTTCAAAATAAGATGTTGCGTTATCTGTTGGTCTCACATCAACATCAATCACGTTTGTTGAAGAAGACTTATAATCTCCCATATAATAGTTTGGGACACCCAGTTCATTTATTAACTTTTGGAATGAACTACCAAAGACATCTCTTTTTGTAGCACGTCCACCTAGTATAGGGTCATCTCTATCGTTGACCATACCATCAAGTATCCAACGTCCGTCTATTGTATCATAGTCTTTCATCAATGTCAATAGATGTTCAAAACGTTTTGGGTCAAACTCAGGGCCACAGAAGAATGGTTCACTCATTACTTTTACTGCGATACCCAGTTCAAAAGATGCGAATATAAACGCAAGACCTTTTATGTCATTACTGGTATATCCAATCGTTATATGGTCACCCTTAGAGAATCGTGTTGATAGATAGTTCTTTGCACGGTCAATCTCCTCAAAGAACTTTTCTCGTTTTATTCTATGTGGGTATAATATAAAGTCGGAATGAATTAGATTTCTATTTAACACCATTGTGTTTGAACCACTTAATTAATAACAAATAGGGTAAATCAACTTTACCAAGTCTAGCGTTCATGGGTTTATCATGATGCTTTAGATGATAGATTTCAGGTGAATAAATGAGTCCAAGGAAATGTCCTTTCCATCCATTCTGTGGAATCCATCTGATATGACCAACATACAACAAGAATACTTGGTGTACAATCATGGTAACATATACGAATGCCCATTCAACAAATCCAAACATTGCACTAAAGAGACCAATAGTAATTGCTGCCCATAACCAAAAGTATTTTAGTTGTGCAACATATAGAGGGTCTCTCAGTATGTCTCTGACATACATAAAGTTTGGTTTAGTAAGATATATATTCAGATTGTGTAGAAGAGAATACTGAGGCCCATGTGGGTCACCTTCTTCTTCTGAATGATAATGGTGTTGTCTATGGGTTGCGACCCAAGGGATTACTGCACCTAATCCAAGACCAGTAGAGATAAACGTTAAAGGATATCTCAACCAGTTTGGACATTTCCATGTTGGGTGTGCGATTGCACGGTGATAGAATGCAGAACTGAGTATTAACATTATGACAGTTCCTATTGGATACCACCATAATAATGACCAGTTCTGATTGATTGCTAAATCATATCCGACAACTACAAGACTTATGTAGAACAGACCTATGATTCCGTATCCACTATTTCCTACAATATATTCGTTTGCCTTCGCCAGAAGATTCATAATAAATCTACTAATCTATGACTGCATTCACTTCGTCTATTAGGTCTGCTTTAGATTTTCTACGGTCTAATTCAATACCGTGAGTACGTCCAAGTGCTTCTAATTCAAGTTTAGTCATCTCTTCTAGAGACTTACCACCAACAGGTGCTTCATGAAGCATTGTTGGAGTCTTTACAAAATCATTCACTGGAGGTGCTTCTTTTAAGACTTTAGGGGCAGGGGGAGTTCCGTGGAACTCTGCAATTTGGTCTGGAGTGAATCCACCAGATGCATATAATTCACCTGTATCAGGGTCTTCCCATCCATTTGCAGTAGGAACTGCGTTTTCGCACCATGCGGGAGCTTTAATTGTCATAATATTTTACCTTCTTTTAGTATGAAAATCCGACTGCGACACCAAGTACTTCGGCATTTGCAGCGAATATTTTATCAGTAGGAGATTTACGTAATGTTATCTCCGCTTTTGCGTTTAAGGAGATAGTACCTATATCAGTACCATCTGCCTTTTCTAACGTAATTAGACGAATTGTAGTACCACTATTAAATAGTCTTACTGCACTTGCGTCACCGAAAGTTGATGCTGCACCACTGGTTGTACCACATGCAGCTTGAGTTCCTTGTAATACAATCATTATACTGTACCTTGTTTCTTAGCCATACGTTTCAAGAATGCTTTTGCTTCTCTAGTACGTGCATCATGAGGATTCTTTGGTTTCTCAGAGTTTAAGTCAGCAATCTCAGACATAGTCTTACCTTGAATGATATCCTGTGCTTGTTTAACTATTTGTTCTGCGTCTTCCTTAACTTCGGTAGACTTAACAACATTCTTGTCACCAACTTCGTGGTCTACAGGACGTTTACCAGACTTTGCCTTAGTTGCGTCTTGAGCAACTTTGTTTTTCTTTTTTGCATCTTCGACATTGTCTTCAACTTTCTTATCAGACTTATCATGAGCGTTGTCAAATTCTTTAGACTTAGGTGACTGTTTAGAATCAATCTCTTCACCCTTATCTGTAGCACCTTTAACACTCTTCTTTGCAGCACTTTCCCACATCTTATGTAGGTCTTTAATTGCATCAACTAAGTCTAATGATTCAGATTGTGTCTTACCTAATCTTTTCATTCTGTCTCTGTAAGTCTCACCTGTTCTTCCAACACCAGCCGCTTTTGCATCCGCAGAGTTTTCACCAATCTTAGAGATTTCAGCAGTCTTGGCATTAGATGCAACTTTCTTCTTGTCATCTTTCTTACCAGCTACTTTAGGTACTTCTTTCTCTTCTTCGTCATCGGACTCTTTGTCATCATCCTTATCTTCAGAATCTTTCTCATCTTTTTCTTCACCGTCTTTCTTAGGTGGAAAAGGATTCTTCTTCTTAGGTTTATCTTCGGACTCTTCTTCGTCTCCGTTCAATGCATCTTCGCAATTGTATTTCTTACCCGCAAACATAAAGTCTTTTTCACCTTTTGCTTTTGCGTCTTTAGCAGCTTTGATAAAACCTCTTTTACCTTCGTTCTTAGCAGGTTTTTTACCACCATCGATTGCATCATCGGTTGCTTTACGTCTTTTGTGAAGATATTCGTCAGAACTATCTACATCACCATCATTGTCGATGTCTTTGTCTTTACGGTCTTTGAATTTCTTATCGTTTGCTTTGTCATCGACAGGGTCAAGTTTCTTCTTCTCTGCGAGAGACCAACCTTTCTTGAGGTATTCTTTCTCTTTTGACTTATCGATTACGATTGTTTTACCACCCTTAGAGACCATAGAGTCTTTCTTAGGGTCTTTCATTTGACGTGCTTCGTCAATTTCTACTGATTCACCGAGGATGACTTGGTTGTAGGCATCCATTAGCGATTTCATATCTTTAGTTCTCATGTTATGTTCTCCTACATCCAAAAGAATTTTACAGCACTAGCAATTATTGCCGCACTTATTAAATAAACTACTTTGTTAATTATTGAAACAGTTGCTGCATTTGCATCAACCTTTTTTTCTATCTCATCTAACTTCTGAGAGAAACGATTCATTCTGTCGAAGTTATTACTATTGTTCTGTTCCACGGATATCATCTTTTCCTCGACACGAGCAAGTGCTACTAATGCCTCAGCAAGCTTGTCGATTTTGTTCTCAATTCGGTCAAACCTGTTGCTAGATTCTACTTCTATTCTAGTAAGTTTAGCTGATTGCGTTTCTTGTGGCATTACTTGTTCCCATCAAATGTAAGTTATAGTGTTATTTATAAGAGTTTGATTTCTAACTCTATAACTTTCTACCTTATTTTGCCAGTTACTTGGTATTTTCATACCCAAATATTCACTGACTCTCTTTAATTCTGTCTTGGTATCATCCTTGTTATTAAAAAACAACTCACAAGGGTCAACCAATAACATGGAATGTTCTGTGGGTATTGTATCCATCCACATCGCAAACATCTCTGCCTGTGATTCCCACGGTCTATTCCAAAACTGGTCATGAGCAAGAATACCATCCTTAATCATATTCATACCAGCTTCTCTGTCTTCATCTCTAACTAACTTACACTTTGCAAGTTGTTGAGTATAATCCAAACTTTCTCTAGTTTTTGAGAGGAACACAATAGTCTTCGTCTCATCCCAATCGTTCCAACAATACTCTGTCCAGAACTCTTGATTAATTGGGAATCCATACCCGTGGTCTAGTCTAACATTCCACAAGTCTTTATCCCATTTTGGTTTCTGAACTTCTCTAGGATTCCCTCTGGTCACTTCTATTTCATGTGACTGGTAATCTTCTCTCTTCAAAAACCATCTTTCCGTCTCAGGATTAGTTATGATTTCTTTGGTTGCAATCTCTTCAAGTTCTTGTAAGAGTCCACCAAAAAATTCACCACCAGCCCCACCACGATAAATTACATTAAGTACCTTCATATATTCTAATAACCAAATCACCTTTACCTTTAATAACACGATGATATTCCATCTTGTTAATACTGTAAGTATGTCCTTCTAACAAGTCAAGTGGTACTTCGTTATCCTTCTGTAAACACCATCCATGACCTTCCAGTACATGTACACTTCTATCTTTTAAATCTCTGTGCCAGATTAAATCTTCTTCTTTGACATTTTCCCTAAAAACCCTTATCTTACCATTACTACACTTCAACTCAGTATAAGGTTTTACCAAAAGAAATTTCCTCCACCACTTAATCCTAATTGTTTAGCATATCTAGGCAATCTACATGCCCAGTATCCCGCTTTTGTTTTGTCTGTCTTATTTGCACAATCATGTCTTGCAGCAAATGACTTACGTGCCTTCGGGTCACTCAACTTGACTTTGAGTCCAGTGGTGTCACCCCAAGATACTTTTTTAATATTACCAGAAGAGGGGTCTTTGACATACACATAGTATTTCTTCGGCCCACCCGCTTTTGGTTTGTTTAGTTCTGGTTGTTTCTCCTCTTCGAAGATACAATCTAGTGCAACATTCTCATTATTAAAACGTGCGAATTTACCAAGGTCACCTTCCATGATTTCCACTTCAGATGGTTCAATCATTACGTTACCTTTTTCCCACTCTTCTCGAATGTCTCTCCAGTATTTAAAATACGCTTCTGAACCTACTCTGTAAAGATTACTCTCTACTAGTCCAGATTCGTGTCCACATTTACAGTGGTCACTAAATGTTTTCATTTCAGTCCTCAATCTAGGTTCTCTTCTGTTATACTTTTGTGATACAATAGAGAGATTAGATTTATCGTTGTTTAATGGGTCATTATCCTTATGATGAACATCTTTCTCATCGGTAAGTTCTTTTCTTCCCTTTAGCATTTTACGAGCGGCATTACGTGCTGCACGTCTTTTCTTTTGGTCAGGTCGAGAATGATAATTCTCATATTCTTTTTTATAATTTCTAGGCATACTATTTAATCGGCACTAGTGCCACTTTACCTTTTTGTTGCTTAGCCTTATCCAACTTATATCTTACCATCTTTGCAATACCATTCACAAAACCCATTTTGTTATGTCGAATGTTATTAAACATTTTCTTTTTTAAGTCTCCTAGAACTATATCTAGGGCGTGGTCATCTCCAGTAATTAACATACTTTTTTCTTTTAATTTATGAAGACGTTTTTCTTCCTCATAGATTGTAGAGAATGCACTAAACTTTTTCATCTAACCGAACTTAGCAGCGAATTTTTTTAACGGAAGAGTTTCAAATTTACCAAATTGGTCTTCAACTCTATATGATAATTTACCACCCATAAGTACGGGTTTTGCATTATATAGTTTACCGTCTTTTCCTTTTATGTTCGATATTTCAGAACCATAAAGACTCAGTCCTTTCATCTTTTTTGCTTCCATAAAATTCTTTAAATCTTTCATTTACCTAACCTTTTTAATAGTGCTTGAATACTTCTCAAGTCTTTTGATATTACTTTCTGAAACTTTTGTTTGTCAGATGGTTTCTTTAATATATCAAATAGTTTAGATATTTTCTTTGCATCGTCTTGTGAAATCTTACCTTTCTTACCACCTTCAAATTCAATCGGGCCACCTTTAGGTAGGTCAGATGCTTTACGGATTTGCATAAGAACATTCTTAGATGCAGCTTTACGGTCATCGTCATTCGCTTCAATGTCATCATCCGCAGAGTCTTTTCCACGTTTAGGCATATCTCTCATTGCATCACGTTTTGCACGGTAGTTTTCCATGAAGTCTCTTGCTTCAAGAAGTTTCTTTGCTTTTGCACGGTCATGGAACTTGAAGGTATACTTCTTACTATTACCACGTTCCATTGCTTGTACAGTGTATCCAGTACCAGTTACTTTGATAATCTTACCGAATACTTTGTCACCACGTTCAGTCTCATAGAAATCTAACTCCAAACCTACTCGTGCATCCTTCTTAGTCTCAGTACCCATACCTTTACGTGCAAGAGTTCTGTAGTTTTCTTGCAACATATCTAATGCTTCTTGGTGTTGTTCATCTAAAGACTCTTTAGAAAACGTAGGGTCTATTTTGTATCCGTCTTTCTTCATTTGTGCAATTTTCTTTTTGTCTTTCTTAGGTATTGTCGCTCTTTCGTATCCACCCTTACTGTCTCTTGTAAGTCTGACATGAGTCTTTGACATCTTTTTGTCTATAGATTTTGCCATTTTGTCTTGACCCCAGAACGAACCTTCGTCAAAATGTTTGATTGTTGAAGGGTCACCGTATGATGATTTGCCTCTAACTACTGAATCAAAGTCTCTGAGTTTCTTTTTAGTGCCACTTATAACGATTACTGTATCGTCTCTACCTTTATTACTAGTATACTTTAAACCCATCATCTTAGCAGACTTTTGAAATTTATCTTCTTCAGGTTTCTGCATCTTCTTAACTCTGTAAGAAATCATCTCTTCTTTTAAGTCTTCTTTGACTTCTGGTTTCTCGTGAGAGTATCCCATCTTCTTCATACGTTCATGGTCTTCAGGTTTTTCTGCCTTGTAACCTTTACCAGTCTTTGGGTCATACATCATATGAGGTTCGAAGTCTTTACCTTCGAGTATTTGTTCTAATGTTTTCATTACGCTAAATCCTTATCGTGGTTCAACCCACCTTTTTTCTTCTTTACTATGAAGGCGTTCACACGTGCATATCCCCATTGTTGAGGGGTAGTGCCTGGCCTATGACCAGTCTTCCATGCGGCAACACCACGATTATAAACTTTGCGAAGAGTGTCTACAGAGATACCAGACTTCTTGGACTTGTCTGCCAACGCACCTTCTTCGATATGTTGATTAAATTTGTTCACTTGGTTTCCCTATTTTTTGCTTTTGCACGAGCAAGTCTGGCACGGTCAAGAATTCCATCATGTTTCTTTTTGTCCCTTTCCTTCTCTGCTTTGATTCTATCTTTTGCGTTTGCGACTGCATCTTCCATTGGAGTATCTTTTTTGTACTTCTTGAGAAGTTTATTTGTTCCTTCTTCACCCGCATTTTCGGATGTAGAGATAGTAATACCACTACGTTGTTTCTTCAGGTAATCTGCTTTGGAGATTTTAGGGCCGCCATACTCATTTACTGGTACGCAATTAGGAACACTCTTGTTACCTTTTTTCTTCATACCAACTTGTTTGTACCCATCCCAACAATCTTCGTCATACATGTCTTTGAATGCTTTTGTGTACTTGGATGGTTTAGTCTTTGCGGTCTTATCGCCAGGCGCTGGCTTATATGCAGACTCATCATCGTCTGCTTTCTTACCATGTTTCTTGAAGTGTGCGTCACGTTTGTTTTTAGTAGACTTCTTTAGTCCCTTGTGATACTTGGCGGGTTGAGTACCTTCTTTGTCTTTGATGTCAGGGTCTTGTACAGCTTTCTTCTCTACTAATTCTACTGCATCTAACCACTTACGCATCTTTCTGTCACCACATTCTACAATGACATAGTTTGCACCAAGGACTGTAATGACACCGACCTCTTCGCTTTCTTTAATAACAACAGTATCACCAAGTTCAAACAACTCACCTTTGACGAATTGTTCTCTTGTTTCTGAAAGATGACCCATTTCAATATGACGTTTGAAAGATGTCTCTTCCTTGAGACCTAACCCCTTCCTTACATCATTGAACAACTTACGTGTATCACGGTCAGACATTCCAGATGGAACACCTTGAATAAACGCTTGATAATCATTGTCCTTTGCGTTCGCACGTTGTTTAGATGCAGACATTCCTTCCACACCTTCTGCGTCTGGGTCTCTCCTTCCCGCAGATACAACATTGATTGATTCAAAGTTATAGAACCCATGACGTGCTTTCTTACCGTTGTATTTGTTCAACAATACTTCAAACTCACGGAGACGGTCTTCACCGACTACCATGGTTATTTTTTTGTATCCTTGGTCATACAATTTTGCAGCAATATCAAATACATTTCTTACACCTTTATCTACCATGATATTACGACCATGTTTTGGTAACATCTTACGTAGGTGTTTTACTTTGTCAGAATATGACAACGGGTCTTTAGCGCCCGTTGATTGGGATACATAGACTTTATAGTCTGCACCCTTTGCTTTTTTTGCTATAGTATCTAATACTTTTCCATGTCCAATCGTAGGCGGGTTCATTCTACCAAATGTAAAATAAACTTCTTTTGCCTCTTCGACTAGATATGATTTAAAATCTTTAATCACTTTTGTTTCCACCTCGTTTACGTTCCAATTCACCCTTACGAACTTTTGGAAGTAATTTCTTTGCGAGTTTCTGTATTTTGGGTTTCATCTTATCTAGGCGTTTCTCAATTGATGCTCTACGACCCATAGATAGGTCACCCTTATCAGCACCTTTAGTGATTTTCTTGAGGAAAGTCATACGTGCTTGTTTCATTGCACGTTTTTTGAGTTTCTCTGGAGATGCAACTTTACGTGCCGCACGTTTGCGACCCATTGCAATTTTTGCTTTATTCTTCTTGAGCGAACGTGCCAGTTTCATACGTTGTTGCATATTCAACGCTTCATCTGGTTGCTCTAGAATTTTTAAGAATTCTTTTAGTCCTATTGGTTTGGACATAGTTTACCTCTTTGGTTTATCCCATCCCTTCAGTATATCTGGACTGAAGTTATTATATGAAAATTCAAGACGGTCAACCAACTTGACCGCATCACCACCCAGTTTGTCAATAGCAACAAATCCTTCTGCACCAGTCTTTACCTTATAACCTTTCTTGGTCTGAACAAAGGTGTCATATGAACTTATGCTATTAAGTTTATTTATAAGTTTTAATTTTGCAAGAACTATATTCTTTTGTAAGTCAAACATTGCAACTAAGTTCTTTTTATTTCTTGGAGAGAAGAACTTCATTAACTCTTCTAACTTCTTAAATTGTACCATCTTACCTTTATCAGTACTACGTTTATCTGCTTCTTTCTTAAATTTTTCGTTCAACCACTTGATTAGACCTTGAACGTGCGTATTAGTGTTGCCAATCACAGTTTGATTCCGCACAAAAGTGTTATTGTACTGTTCAATCAGGGTTGCAAGGTCTTTATTATTTTCTAACTCACGCAGAGTAGAACCAGATATTTTATTGAATATCTTACCCGCATCGGACAAATGTTTGGTTACCTCTGCGGATTCCTTCTTATTCATAGTCGCACCAGACACATCACGCAACATTGCATCCTGTGACCATATGTTTACAGAACTCTTAAATTTCGACACGTTTACACCATATGTCGCTTTCATCGACATAAAGTCTTTACCAGTATAGGTGGTATGCCATACAATACCAATCTTTGCTTTACGGACTGCATCCGCTTGGTCATAGGGTATTGCATAGATGATTGTATTCGGGTGAAAGGTTGTATACTTCTGACCATCAATAGTATCGGTACTAACGTCTGGTTTTGAAAACAAGAAGTCTCCTTGAATCACACCTTTAATACCAAGTTCTGGTAGATGTTTCAATGCAAGACTCATCTTGTCTGCAAGGTCACCACTCATGTCCGCTTTAATGTCCGCTTCAGACTTGTAGATTTTAGGATTCTTCGCAAAGATACCTTTCTTCGCAACAAAGAAGTTTCCATCACTAGGGTCTTGACCACAGAAGATTGCGGGAGCGCCATCCCATTTTGTGGACAGTTTAGAGTCAGTTTGTCCAGATAACATGTCACGGAGTTCACGTAGTGCATTGATTGCTTGACGTGTACCATTGACACCCCCATAGAGAACCTTATCCTCAATGTGGGTCATGTGAGTGTTTTTCTGTTCTGTTATAAAATCATTAAACTTCATTACGACACCTTCAAGTGAACAGCAGAGTTCTTTGTTTGTGACTTTGCGATACGAACCAAATAGTCAAGTACTTGTTGTTCCCGACCTTTGATTGCAGTAAATAGTTCTACTACCATGTATTTAGATACTTGCCATTCAAACTTTTTCTTCTGTAGATTCTTAAACAGTTCATCTTTACTTTCTTTCTCAGTAGTCATTGAATAGTTCTTCCAGAAGTTATCATAGAATTGTTGTGGGTTTTTCAGAAGTAATTGTTCAACGACTTTCTTCTGTGTCAGAGGTCTACCAGTCGCTTCCTTCATTGCATCACTGATACCACCAAAGGACACCTTACCATGTTTTGCTTTCTTACCAATAATTTCACATTGGAAGGTTGGGAATAATCGGAACTGTAATTGGAATCCACCAGACCCATATAAGTATCCGTCCATTGCACCATAGAAGTTTCTCTTACCAAATGTTTGTTTGGTAAACTGAGGTGGAACAAACGGTTTACGGAAATTTACTTGTGACAACTTAGGTTTCTTCCCAATCTTCTTGAGTGATATACCCATTATATCACGAGCGGCATATGCTTTCAAGAGTTCATTGTTAAGTTCTGAGAAACTTAGTGCATCATGAATGTTGTATTTGTTTTCTGCACCACGAGCAACTGCCCATATATCTGCGGGAGTCCATTTGTTTACGTTACTGAATAGTTTCTCTTCACGATTGAGTTTCTTGTATACTTCTTCAAGTTTAGACACCCACTGTGAACCACGATGCCACGTATACTGTTTCTTCTTCAATACTTTATGAAGAATCTTTGCACCATTAATAGATGATGCAATCCACTCGTCATCACCCAGTAGAATCTCGTCTAACTTGGCATCGGTATTTGTTTTCTGGAATGCAGACTTGAGTTCGTCAGGTGAGAATTGGGTCTTGGGATTGTCCCACATCAATTGTGCATAGACACATTGTGCGGATTCGGTTGCACGAGTATTATCTGAACCACCGCCAGAACCAGATGTACCACCACCAAACTCTAGAGTCTTTTTGAGTAGACCAAAAGCGATGACCGTACCATCAAGTGACTTTAGTTTTGGTAAACCTTTCTTGTTACCTGTACGTATTGCCTTTTCAATTGCGGGGTCATACTGTAGAACAATCGAATCACCCTTGGTGGTCTCGAATGCTTCACCCGATTTGTACTTAGTAATGAATAGGTCAGCACGATACGCCCTATCAGGACGCACAATTTCCCCAAAGGTTAGTGAGGTTTCTGTAAGTTGATTAAACTGAAGCATCGATATCCCATAAGTTATAAACTGTAATTATACATCTATTTATAATAAAACGGAAGTGGAATTTTCCTCATTGTACTGTTTAATGGTATTTTTTAATGTGTTTATCCAGTTATCACGGTGTTCAATAAACACTTGAGGTTCATTGTTGTCCACAGAAATGATAGTAACGAGTTGTGTAATCGGCATTCCTGTACGTTCTTCCCACATTACAGCATAACCAGCTTCTTGCATGAAGTAATTTTTGACCCATTCTAGTTTCTTAGGTTTCATAGATGTCTTGTAATCAATGATGGATAGTTTACCATCAAAGATACCTACACAGTCAACACGACCCGCAACACCCAGATGGGTAGAGTAGAGAGGTGCTTCTTGTGCATGAACTTTAGTCAGACGTTCATCTAGGATAGGTTTCAACTGATTGAATGACTCAATGATATCAGGTGTATAACCTTCTTTATAGTTTGGGTCATTGTCTACATACTTCTCACAGATTTCGTGAACACGTGTACCACGTCCAGATGCACGAGTAGAGACACGATTTGCCTCTTCCTCACCCACACGTTTACGCCATTTTGCAATAGAATCACGAGACAGTATCGACAGTACTGTAGTAATAGATGGTAGGTTGATTCCGTCAGGGGTTTTGTATTGTCTCCCCGTATCGGTAGTGACCGCATCCATTTCAGTCAGTTCAATTTGTTCGTGTATAAAATTCATAATTATAATCCGTTTAACATAGTTATTAAGTTTCGTGTAAGTAGTAATAGACCAACTGAATTAACAACAATCAATGCACGGTCTTTCCACAATATCGAAACCCATAACCAGAGTATAACACCTCCGATACTGATTGTCAAGTCATATAACTGCAATCCTTCGATACCACGCATTGACATACCAATGAGTAACATCGAAGATGCAACCCATTTGACATACCAGTCTAATGTTTGTTTTGGTGTTGCAGATTTGAACCATCGATTACTGTTTGCAATCTCTTCCATAGATGGTAGTTCTTGTTCTGCTTTACTTAATTTTTCTGAAAGTTTTACAGACTCCTTCATCATCTTATCAATTTTATCTGCACGTTTTATTGCTTTATTCACCACGTACTTTCTCCATTCGTCTTACTGACGCAACCCAGTTCTCGTAACTCATTGGTTTACGAGGTTCACCGCAGGCCAGTTTCTTTTTCTTAAATTCTTCCTTGAGAATTTTCTTTTCTTTTGCACCCATGAATGCACCAACCAGACTCAGGACGCATTGACGGAACGAACGTCCGTGGTGCATATGTCCTAGACAGTGTGCAAGTTCATGTAACAGTACATACTTGTTCATCCCAGTAACAGGACAAAGTGTAACGGTACTACCGTTAGTGTATCCAGACATGGTTTTACTTCTACGTTCCATACCAACTACTTGAGGTTGACCGTTGAAGATTTTACCAACATCTTCTTCGACAGATTTCTGCCACAATTTAATCCACGTTTTACTCTTGTAGAGTTTCTTTGCGAACTTTTGTGCTTCCTTCAAATCTTTGAAATCAGGTATCTCCGCACGAGATTGGAATGACCATTCCGCACGATAGGTTTTAGTCTTCTCAGTATCACGAGAATACTTCGCACCACGATTCTGTTTTGCCTTGTGTTTTAACAAGTAGGTTTCATAACGCATTTTCAATTGTTCCATTATATAATTCCTTTTTCCCAAATTTCTTCACAGAGAGTTTCTTGCATCTTGAATGCTTCCTTCTCCCAAGGTTGACGGGCATATGCAGTACCGTAACCATACACAGTTTTTTTCCAACGAATCTTACGACTCTGTGCTTTCTTGTCGTAGTAGTCAACCATCTCTTTACGTGCATACTGTTTGACGTGAACCATCTCGTGACAAACACAAGTGATTAAGTTTTTGAGACTCAGATTCTTTTCAACCTCAAGGTCAAACAATCGGTCATCTTGTTGCATACACCAACCTTCAACACCCTCAGACTTCAAACTCTTCAGAGTAATCAGGACTTCAAGTTTACGCATCCTTGGCATCATTTTAACAACACAGTAATCTGCAACCTTTTGAACTATCTCACGTTGGTATTTGTTACCACCTACGACTCCAACGAAGACTTCTTCTGGTTGAACATAGTTTCCCATCATACATTTTTCTCTCAACTCGACTTTACATATACATTATACCAAACTGAGCAGGGTTTGTCAACTTATTTTGAAAATAAGTTTCCTATATAAAACAATGACTTACAATAAATTTACCATCTTTTTTCACATCATCGACAAATTCTTGGGGGATATCACGGTCTACAACGATGATTCCCATACATTGGTCATCTGACCTATTCCTAAATTGACGTGCAACACGGTGTTTATCCTTCAGAATGTCTAATCCACAGGGAATACTGACCCCATGTTTCTCATGAAGATGGAATGGATAGGGTGCATTTGGTTCTGTAGGTTGTAATACTACCTTATTGATATCCCATGGATAGGAATCCCCGATTATCTCAGGTTTTCCATGCATTGCTTCCAACCATTCGTCCCCAGTAATAAAGTAGGGTAGACTATTGGATTGTTCAGGTCTAACATTTATCTCAATGAAATACCAGACACCATCCTTAATGACTCCCGTAATCTGACCAATATAACTACCACCCAAGGTAGATGCCCATTCAAGAATCTTTTCACAGTTCTTCAGAGTCAATTCTTTATCTTCGGTGGTCAAGTAGTTAAATGAGACTAACTTAGTCCAGTGGATAAAATTACCCGCTAGTTTTGCTTCGTCTTCACCAATTACTTCTTGCCAATGTTGAATAGACCATTTACCCTCAGACATAACAAATTCTACATTAGTTTCAATGTTATCAGGGATGTACTCTTCAATATACACGTCACCAGTTTCTTTTCTTGCATAATCAAGATGTTCTTGATTCAATACAATTTCAGAATGGTCTGGATTTGGTCTATTAACGTGACATGGTTTTACTACACAAGGTATGGTCAAGTCCGAAAGTAACTTTGGACACTTAACTCCAAGCTGTTCAATCTTATGTCGAGTTGCTTTCTTTTGTATTTCTAGGTCTCTAGAAATATCGGTATGTCCAATATAATCTAGTTCACGTATCCACTTCCGAGGAACTTGGTAATGTGGCCAAGAGTTGATAATAGTATCAATCTTATTATCCTCTACAAATTTACGTACAACACTTTCACGTTCAGTGACACTTTTGTCACGTATAAGTGTTATCCCTAAAGACTCATAATATCTAATTGGTGCTTGATGGGGTTTATCTGAGGTATTGGTAACCCAGACCTTATGTCCAGATTCAACTAAAATTCTAAGATTGTGGAAATTGCATAGACCGTAATCTATGCATAAAATCCTACGTTTCATTAGACTATAAGTCCACTCGTATTTTTGATATATGCTTTACGCAAGTCATCATTAACTTTGGTTACAAAACAAATACTTGAATGAAAGATATTAACAGAGTTAACATCTGCTTCACCTGTTACACAAATACCATGTGCAAATCCCAAACCTTGTTCGTTACTCACTACCATTCGTGGGTCTTCAAGGGTAACAGTATCAGCAGTCTGTTGAACTGCGGCATACTTACCAACATACTCACCACTGTTACACATAACTGCAACAACATCATTTGTATCAAAACCGTTTACTGGTTGTCCCATTTTTTTCTCCTATGAAAAATAGGTAGGGGATTTCTCCCCTACCCGATTATATATCAGTTGATTAAGATGCGAGTGCGAACTCTACTGCTTTCTCAACTGCTTTCACTTTCCTAGTTTGATTCGCACCAAACCATGCAGAAGTCAATCTTGAATCAGATTCCCTTCCCATTTTGTGGTCAGTCAAGTAAGTCACACTGTTAAGTGCAGACCACCATGAACCTTCCCCAAAGTTAGCGCCAGGTTGTGTTTCCAAGAATGAAAACGCTTTCTGTGCATTGTTGGTCAAGTCTTCATAACCTTTTACAGTCACTTCGTTCTTACCTTGGTAAGTTCTTGGGAAGACTTCGTTGTAATACTGAATCAATGATTCCATATTAAACTTCTTGGACGCAAGGAATTCGCAAGTTTCTTTGTACTTCGCAAATTTCTCATGTGCAATACCCATTGTCTGTTTAACAGACTCAGGATTAAACGCAGTTCTGTGATTTAGTGACACAGAGTTTGCAACGTTTTGACCAAGTGATAATGACAATGTGTTGTTACATACTACTCTGATTGGAGTGAATCTAACATCAATTGCTTTACCATACTTATGTGGGTTTGAGAACAAGAGATATGAATCGACTTGGTCACCACCAAGGATGTCAAATGACTCCTTGATTTTTGCCAATGCCCATACCATTTGACCACCTTTCAGTGAACCCGCAGTATGCATTTCCATATCACCCGCAAGACAATACTCTGAGAAGAACTCAAATGCCTCACTGTTTTGGACTGGATTCCAGTTGTCACCAACTACATCCAACACTTTACTGTCCGAAGACCTTACAAGTGCTTTTTTTCCTTCTATCTCGACACCAGACGCAGTGGTCATAGTCTCCTTTTCGACAGACCAATCAAGTCCTGCCTGTTGCATTATTTGAGACGGTGCAAGGTCACTCGCAACTTTAGTACCCAGACCGTGCCACGGGAGTTCACCCGCATACGCCATCTGTGCTTGACCGTCTATAATTTCTACTTCATGACTCATTTACGCCACCTCCAACATAGATAATGGAACACTGTATCTTCCTTCAGGCAACATAACGATTGCCTTCTTGATGTTCACTTTAACGACTTCACCAAGAGTTTTCTTGGTCTTTTGAACCACGTAGACTTTAGTTCCAACGTTAATTGAAGCTTTTGCCTTCATGGAGATTGCATCCCTAGCGAATGCGATTACCTCATTCAACTCTTGTGCAGAGTTCAGGTTGAGGAGTTCCTGTTTTAGTTTTGTACTAATCATAATATATTTCCTTTCGTTTGATTATTAAGTTGTTATTATAACAAGTCCGACAAGTAATGTCAAGACTTATTTACCTTATTTTGAAAAAAAGTTTCTAATTCCTTCTTTTCCTTCTTCGTAGGTTTGAAGTGCGGGTTCAAGAAGTACTCCTGTAACAGAGTACCTTTTTTATAACCCTTCATCCTTCCACCCTATCGTGAACTGCAACCGCACCGTAGAACGAACCATCAAGTAACTGGTCACAGAGTCTTGAGAACCTTGAGTCTGAACAACCCGCATAGTTCCCACCGAACATAGTCCACTTTCCTTTTTTGGAAACTGGAATTAGTCTCAGAATTTTTCTACCACCGATAGGTTCTGCCATTACAAGTTCTGCGGCAGGATAGTCCTCACACGGTTCAAATGGCCCTTCTGCGTTTACCACAGTGAAACCCTTCGAATAACTAGACTCACCACCATTGGTGCAGTCGTTATCCCCAAAGAACGAATCTTCGTCCCTTGACTGTTTATAAATGTTTACATGAATTCCCATAATATCCTCCTAGTGGAAAGTTCTTTTTACACCGTTAACCACGATGTAATCTATTTCAATTTGACCAATGATTTCAATACCAGTTCTCTCAAGAACTGCATTGCACATTAAGTCCCATAATTCATTAACGTTCCCTTGAACTTCTTCAGTTCCACCTGAACCCAATGCAAGTTGCATCTCTTTGTAGTTCAAAGGGAGTGTAATAGGGGTATCAGTCGCAAGGTGCGTCCCGATTATTCCGTTTGTCATTTCCATAAAATCTCCTTTCTTTTTTGATTATACACTTATTATAACAACAAGCACACCTTTTGTCAAGCTTTTTTTCAAATTAATTTAAATTATATTTGTAATACTTGTCTTCCATATGACAGTTAAAACATAGGATGCGACACTTACGCCATTCATCAACCATGACTTTCAATGGAATATCGGGATGAGTCAAGTGAAACATACCACCCGCTTTCATACCAGTCAACCCAGAACCGTTCTTTACGATTGGGTGTTTGGTAGATGGGTCAATGTGGTCAAATGTAAGTACACGAGCATTGTTTCTGTATCCACATCGTTCACAACCACAAGCAAGTTTATACTTGTTCTGCCAGTATTGTCTACGGATACGTTTCCAACCTTTTGTTCCTACTTTCATTTCTTCACTCCCTTCAAATATTTCATCTTAAATATTTTTGCCTCAAGTTGACGGATACGGATGGGGTCAACCTCGTACTTTAACTTCTCTTCTAACATAGCAAGAATTTCATGGGGTAAAAATTTCATTACACATACTCCTTTCGGTTTTTGATTTCCCACTTTTCGACAACAGGAAGACCACACTCGTCTTCATCAACACAGATATATGCAACAGTCTTTAAGACCTCTGCATAACGGTATTGTTGACCCAGACCACCTACCCACACCAAGTGAGGGAATCGGGTAAAAGGGCCATGACCGAAGTCACCATTCTTAGTCCAGTGAAAGTAGTTACCGATTTCTTTCTCGACAAACTCACCTAAAACTGGTTCAACACTAGCGGGGGCATAAGCCATAATTATTTCACCTCTCGGATTAATGCGTGGTCAATCCAACATTCGTTTATCAAGTTACGTGCCATACGCCACTTGAATGCTTCTTGGATAGTTTCAAAACGTGCCATCTCATTGTCGTTGACCATGTTTCGGACTATGTAAACATAAACTTCATTCATAACTTTCTCTCTCTCAACTCGACTTTACATATACATTATAGTCTATTGAACAGGTTTCGTCAACACTTATTTTGAAAATAAGTAGAATAAAATGGAATAAGAGGGGTGTTTCTTAGAACTTTTTCTTATAAGAGAAGAAAGTGAGAACCTTACGGTCTATACCACCCATATGGGGAGTATGGGGAGTGTGTGCGTCAAAGACACATAGTCGATTGGGTTTCCATTCGATATACTGGTCTCCAACTGTAGTACCTAGTCCTTCCTTACCTTGGTCTAGATACAAGACACCAGAGAATTCGAATTTTGCATCGATATGTTTTGGGGGGGAATCGTCATACGTTGGAAAGTTTTCAAGAGGGTGTTGGAAGTATTCCAGTCTACTAACCTCACACTCAAACATAGAGTTTATCTTATCAGTGACATTATCTAGATAATCAATCAGATTGTCACTGCGTCTACACTCTTTCCATTCTTTCCAATTGAAATTCTTGATAGGGTGTGGATGTGTACTATCACCGTATTTGTCTGCATACTCTTCTGCACTATGGAAGTGAATAGAGTTTGAGAGTTCTTGAACTTCTGAGTATTCTTCGGGTGAAAGGAAGTTATCTGTCCATTGTGTAGATATCAATCATCTCCTCCTTACCCTTCACTTTAATCTGACCTATTGGTCTCGAATTAATAGTGGTGAGTTTTTCCATTGTAAAACTAGAGTAGATGGTCTTGTATTCAAGGTAGTCTCCTCTTGCTGCGGTTGCTTCAAGTCTTGCGGCAAGGTTGACGGAGTCTCCAATGACTGAATAATCAAATCTCGATTCACTACCCATATTACCAACAATACAAGTACCAGTGTTAATACCAGTTCCAACATTAATAGGCGGGAGACCTTGTTCTTGATATTTTTGTCTAAGTTCATTAGTCTTTTCTTCTATCTCTATTGCAGATTTAACTGCCATCTCTGCGTGATTGTCGCACGGTAAGGGTGCGTTCCAGAATGCCATAATACAATCGCCCATATACTTGTCGATTGTTCCACCGTTATTTAGGATAATATTAGTCATCTCATTTAAGTAGTTATTAATAAGTGTGACCAAACCCTCTGCATCATCCTTGTTTTTATAATGCTCGCTTATGGGGGTGAATCCACATATGTCCATGAATAGGAACGTCATCTCTTTTCTCTCACCACCCAACTTCATAAGACTGGGGTCTTTTGCCAACATGTCCACCATGTCGGGTGATAGGTATGTACCAAACTGTCCCTTAATCATCTGTTTAGCTTTGAACTGTGTATAGAACTGAACAAACGAACCATGTGCAAATATGACCACCATGGTTAATATAGGAAATACTGGGTCAACCATATAGAAATATGTTGAGAATGTATCAGTTACAAAATAGTATATTCCCATGAGTATGACACCAAACGTCATACCAGATACAGATATTGGTGCAAGTGTTATGAATGCAATAAGTATGACACTTAGTATGACACTTACAATAATTTCATATAACATGAATTCAGACTGTCGTTTTAAAACTACACCATCAATCATTGTCTTGATTAGATTTGCTTGAATATCATGGGGGTACATTGCACCCATTGGTGTAGATACCACATTAGAACCTTCAAAAGTTGCACCTACAATAATAATTGAACCTTCGGGTATTTGGTCTAGTTCTGTAAATGAATATCTTTTAAACTCATTCCAGTATGCGATTGTAACGTTACCGTTTACATCTGTAGTGATTGGTTTGAACTTGGGAATACGAACAAACTGAATACCATAGTCATCCGTGGATATCTGATAAGATGAATCCCCTGCCGCAACTCTAAGTACGTCTAATGCGAATGCGGGATACAGTCTATTATCGAAGTTCTCTAATAGGGGTTGTCTTCTGACAATACCATCAACATCCTGTGCAGATGATATTGTACCATAACCAAATGCATTGTCGTGGATGATTGGTTGTGCAAACAACATGCCTGGCAGTTCTGGTCTAAAGTCTTCTGCGTCCCTATCACCAAATGTCGCAGTACCTATACGAGTTGGACGATAGT